GGGGTCTGGGAACTTACCATCTAAATAGTGCTTAATAGGTATAAGAACCTGACCAGTACAGCCTTCATAATTCAAAAATATACCCCCTCCATAAAGATCCAAAGCTGTTTTACCATTAACTATAATATCATAAGGAACAACTATATAAAGATCTGGGCTGGAAACAACCAATACCGAATCTGTTTTAGCCGGGTCTGAGGCTTTTAAGGTATACTGGCAATACAGATCGCTTTTATAGAAAGACTTCTCAGAAAACAGCTTATTAATGGATAATTTAACATTAACTACATAATAGGTATCTCTAATAACGTAATTTGGCAAATCAAAGTGAATAAGTCTTTCCTGTACCGCCCTATCCATATCTATCAATCCTCTCATAACTTTATTAGGATACCCAAAATGTCTGGCAAAACTACTAATTAACCTACCTTGAGCCAAAGTTAAAGTAGTATTATCAACATAACTAAAAAGAGTAAGGTTGTTATTCATAAGTCACCAAAGTCTAATCTTCTAAAAGGTACATCGTTTAGCTCCTGGGTTTCCAACTTCTTTGGTTTCAGTTTAGGTTTCAATTCAGGTTCGGATTTGACCTTCTTTCTTTTAGGTCCTTTATTGTAACCTTTGGCTATTTTTTCTGCTATTAAAGATGTATAAATTTCTTTAGCTTTACCATAGCTAATGCCATCATATTTAGTTATGGTCTTTAAAACCGAACCTCTCCTACCATATTCGGCAGTAACTACAAAATCAATAACTGTACCTGTTGTGATTTGTCCTTCCACTTCTTTTAGCGTCACATTATATACTTTATCATGATTATCATTATCATTATAAAGATATTCACTCTTTAATATAGTACTCATCTTTTTAACCAGTATTCCCATTCCGGAACACCTTTAATATTTCTTAATGTATCTTTTACCGGCATGGTTTTAGGGGTTTTAGGTTTAATCTCTGGCAATCCTAACTCATGTTTATACTTATTACCCATTCTGCTATTAATACATCTATCGACCAAGATGATGTTATTTAGCTTATTTTCGCCACCTTTAGAGACAGGTATTACATGATCACGACTAGCCTCCTTCATTGTTAATCTTTTCTTACTTATCTGACAAATACCTTCATACAGGTTATAAACAGATTTTAAGCTAGTATTATATCGAACTTTAGGCATTTCTTCACAAGCCAGACTTACAACTACTCTAGGCACTCTTACTACAAGGTTAGGGGTATGTACGAATAGATCATAACTCCTTACTGGCAAGGTTATCCATTCATCCCAGTCAACTACCCGCATATTAAGAAGTTTGGAGAAGTCGTATAGGTCATCATCTATCTGTTCATAAGTAATATCATAAGCCAGCATCTTGCGCATTTTATTACCTTTAACATCCAGTATATAGTTCTGTCTTCTATCAACCATATAATTAGCCAAAGCTGTAAATACATCTTTAGGCGTGAAGAATCCTATAGGTAAATGATTTTTATTCAACTTAAGCACTTCACGACTAAAAATGAGGTCAGACATATTAAATCAAGGTATGGTATTTCTGGTAAGCTAGAATTTCAGCTACTATATCAGAAATAAGTGAGTACGTTCTACCGGCATTAAACTTAGCTACATGAAACTGATTAGGCCAAAGAATGCCATAACCTCCATATTCAATAAACCTACCAATCTTCCTATAGTTATCATCTATTAATACTTTATTAGGACCAGCACATAAATGCTTGTGTTTCCCCATAATAAGAGGAATCTCTGGATAATGCTTTTGTTGCCATAAAATCTTACCCTTCCCAGCTTCAGGGTTATCTCCAGGGCTAGTAAAGAAGGCAACTTCATTAAAGTTATTTTTTAACTGGACTATCAGATATTCCATCCACCAAAAGCTATCAAGAGTATACCAGAATTTAGCACTTCTGTTATACATTAGTTTGCGAAATTTATTTTCTCCTCCAAATAATTCAGTAATTGCTTCCTCAGTTAGAGAGTCTGGATTCTCATAAAATTGAGTAAATGCACTGATTGGTAATTTACATTCTTTTCTCATCTTATCCAACCAGTCTACAATAGTGCCATCCAAGTCTAAAAATACAGTTAGTTTATTGTTCATTTTGTGTTAATCTTCATTGATATCTTTATCAAGGTCGTCTAGATAGAGATAAAGGTAAACCGGAATTGCTACTAATAGTATTGGGGTATGTGTCATGCCTGCAAACAAGCTCATCCCACCAATAACGCATAGTAGCATTAAAAGGTCTTTCTTCTTTTTGTCTGGTTTCATTTAGTTTGTAAATTCAAGGTTTTTGTGAATAGTGTTATTATATACAACAATGATAATGATATTTTCAAGTTTTATAACCAATAAAGAGTAAACAAAAAATCGAAAACAGAATAGTTAGTAAAAAGTGATGTGTAAGAGCCGCTATAGCACTTATGAAGATAATAAGAGTTATCCATAAACAGGCTTCTAGTATTTTTTGCAGTTTCATAAAGTTAAAATATGAATATCTTTAAGAGCAATAATACAAAGAATACTGCCCATAAGATTTCAATAATGTTGTCTTTTGTTTGATCGTCTAGTTTCATGGTTTAATTTGGTAAGGATGACAGGATTTCAACCTGTAACTACTCTTTAGGAAAGAGTTATTATATGCTATTTCACTACACCCTCATTCTAGTAATTAGCAAACTTTAATTGTTTTAGCAGTTCCAGCTCAAAGTTAAGGTGGCTAGGATGAAATATCTCAGTCAACTCATCCCCATAAATCCAACAGTTCATTAATAGTATAGCGGCCATAACTTTAACATGGTCAGGCCTGCTATCTATAATAGAAATCTGTTCACTTAAAGGCATGGCTATATCTTTTAATGATTGACCTTCAGCTATACAGTTCTCCATCGCCAAACTCCAATCATTAACATATTTGATTATAGCATCAGTATGTTTATGTATTAAAGTCTTGGCTACTTCAAATTCTTCTTCAAAGCCTGGTTTTATTTTCATAAAAATGGTTCCAGATTTCGATCTGTTAATGCTATTTCTTTTCTAGTTATTAGTTCCGAGTTGTCAGGGCCAGTTTGTGGGAAAAATCTTATTCTATCTATAAGTAAACTACACCAACTACAATCAATACAACGAGTACAATCACTACAACCGCTACAACCGCTACAACGATTACAACTAGTACACCTACTACAATTACTACAATCACTACAACTTATACACTGATTACAACAAATACAACCTCTACAATTAATACAACGAGTACAATCACTACAATTAATACAAGTAATACAATCATTACAATTACTACAATTACTACAATAATTACAAAGACTACAATATCTACAATCACTACACCTACTACAATTAGTTAGGGTAGGTGAGTATTGAGTAGCTGATTCTTCAGTATCCCAACTATTATAATTTTCGTCATACCATCTATTATATCTTTTTGTTAGTTTCATAAGTAAATTGGAGGATAGCTGAGGTAATGCTCCCCACTCCAGTTAAGGAGCAATCAGTTTAGTAAACTGTTCTAGTAACTTTACTAGTTAACTATCCTTTAAAACTAATGTCCTATATTAAAGTCTGCAGGGCTGTTAAAATCCCGGCTATCTGGTTTATGTTTCATTAATTCACGTAAATGTTCCACTGCTTTCTCAAAATCCTTACCCAGACATTTAACACTAATCATCAACTCAGCACAAGCAGCGAAGGAGAACTTATCCGTGGCGTTAACCCACTTACCCAGTTCTTTGTCATCAATCTTAAGCTTATTCTTAAAATAATGTCGTCTAACTGCTTCACTAGGCCAGTCAATCTTAATCACCATATCAAATCTACGAGGTCTAATGATTCTCCTATCCAATACTTCAGGGTAATTAGTTGTTCCTATATTCAAGACTTTGTTGATTTGACTTTCACCATCTAATATAGCAAGAATCTCCTTCTCTCCATATCTCTGAATCAAGGCATCAATATCTTCGAATAGACAAACTATGAATCTATCTGGCTCAACTGCTCTAAGGTCTCTTAAACCTAGTTCGATAGCTTGTGGGTTATCACAAAGCAAAATCACTCCATTCTGGTCAATCACCTTCTTAATGATTTGTTGTACTAAGCAAGTCTTGCCTGAACCTGCTGGACCATAGAATAAGAACCCTCTTCTATGCAATACATCATAGTATTTAAAGGTTTCCGCATTGTCTAGAAAGGTTTGAATCTCTTGAAGTACTAGATCTGAAGTACTATCAGGTAGTAATAGTAGTTCGTCAACATTGATATTAACTTTCAGAAAACCCCATTTATTATCTGAATAAGCTACATACTTATATACATTAGACGGTAACTTCTTAATTGTTTCAGGTGTGGATAAAAACATTCCTGAAACTGGCTCCGTCCATTGAGTAGGAGTTTGAGCTGATCCATTAGCTACATTGATTTCTTCTGGTGCAGCATAAAGGATAGCATCAGGTATCATAATCTGATTAGATTTAGCTGTATGTTCTGGTAGTTTAGTACCAAATTCTTCTAAATTATTGGTGGTCATAGTTCAATTTCAAGTCTTCTATTATTAATGTCAAGTTCAGGTCTTATTATAGTATCTTCAGTGTCATACTTCTGAGGTTTTAATTTTTCTTCGTTGTAATGTCTATACAAACTAATACAATCTCTACATCTATAACACTCACTACAATTACTACAATTAACACATATATAACAACTAATACAACTACTACAATTACTACAATTACTACAATCACTACAATATCTACAATTAATCAGCGTAGGTGAATATACAGTAGCTAGTTGTTCTGTTATCCAACTATTATTGTTTTCATCATAGAATCTATCATTTTCTCGTTTTGTTAGTTTCATTTACAAATAATAGTTACAGTTTCTTCTTTTTCATCTACTATTAACCAAGGACATTTTGATACATCTACTATTGGTGTTTCTTCGTTTCTGTCTTCAAACCATACTTCAGCGTGTTGTTCCCCTTGTCTTTGGTAGTAACTAGCTAATACTTTGGCTTGATTCATGGTAATATTCTTTATTATTAATTGAGCCATAATGTTATTTAAATTGGTGCCCATGGCAGGACTTCAACCTGCACGACTTTTGAAGGTCACGGGATCTTAATTCCCGGGTGTCTAGCAATTCCACCACATAGGCATAAAGTCTAATCTAGCAAACCTGTACGTTTTCGCAATAAGTATATGAATAAAGAATCATATACTACTAACCTATTCTTGGAATCGACGTAGGGTGGCCAGTAATCTACATGTCCTTTAAGCTCGGTTAAAGGAGTTTTGAGGTTCCAAGCTTGATATTCATCCCAAAGTAGCCTAGCTTCCTCAGTATTCGGTATATAAAGATCATTACAACCATTATTAGAGAGAATATTACTAAAGCTTTCAATAGCTTCTGATAATAGATGATCCTCCAAGTCTCTCTTATTACATTCAAGCTCTGTTCTCATTAATCAATAGTTTAATAGTATCTCTTCTATCTTCTGTTTCTTAGAGAGGGTAGGGGAGTGACATTCGTATTGAGGTAGTTCTTTCAACTTATTGGCCTTACATACCTTTACAAGTAGTTTGGCGCAATCCTCACCATCCTTTACTTTAGGGCCTAGATCACCGTCAAATGAGATATAGGCTGGAATACCTCTAGTAGACAGGAAGACTTCAAAATCATTATAGGACGTGACCTGGAGCCAATAGAGCTTAATAGGAGGGTTTATAGTGTTAGTATTGGATAAGTCATTAACACTAAATCTATCATCTATAATAATACCTATATTAACTGCCAAGGTATTAACAGATGCTTCAGGATAGTTTGGGGAGTAATTATCTTTTAGTGGAGCTTTGTCCAATTCAATTTTTACTGTAGTTTGCAGTTCTTTAACTAGTTTAAGGTATTCTTCATTCATAGATATGGGTCTAGGTTACGGGAAAATGGGTCTTCTTGTCTAACTTCTTGTCTAATACTCCGTGATACTAGTTGAATATTCCTTATATTACATCCATAAAGAGGTTCACGGTCTGATAAACCTTTAACTACATAGTCTGGTTTAAGTACTTTAGTATAAGACGTGATCATAAAATTATCATCGTCAATTACAACACCAATAGCTTGATTACCAGAAAAAGTAAATGTTACAGAAATAATGTCACCTATATTAAATTCATTCATAGTTCAATTTCAAGTCTTCTATTATTAATGTCAAGTTCAGGTCTTATTATAGTATCTTCTGTAGCAGGTTCGAATTGAGCAGTAAATCTTGTTCTGTCTGTCAGGCAACAGACATATTTACAATCGTTACAATCATAACAACTAATACAATCTCTACAACTACTACAATTACTACAACTACTACAATTTCTACAATTACTACAATCATCACAATAACTACAATTAGTTAAGGTAGGTGAGTATAAAGTAGCTAATTCTTCTGATAACCAACTATTACCTCGTTCGTCATACCATCTATCAGCTCTTTTTGTTATTGTCATATCTTAGAAGAAAAAATCATTCCAACAATTAGGTTTACTATCTTTAATTACAACTTTGTTATATAGATTCACTATAATAAGAGATATAGGATAAACTATAATTAGTACTATACAACTTAAGTATTGGTCAGTCAAACAAGCATAGTATATACAGTTAAGTACTCTTTTATATAGTAGTTTCAAGTATTCAATCTTTAATTTCATGCTCAGCCCAGGTTATTAGTTTCTTACACTTCTTTAATGTTGAATCCATATTTCAAAAGTTCTATTTCATTAAGGATTAAATGAATTACCATTATATCAGTATGCTCCTTAGAGATAGCAGGCAGATTTAAGGCTTCAGTACTCTTAATTAATAGACTATAAAGAGTATCTAGTTGAATCTTCTTTAATAATTCAGCATCAAGTTCAACAGTTAAGTCATTATCCGGGTCATTGAGGTAGTTAGCTAGTGTTTTCATATATAAGATCAAATTCTTGTATTTTCCAGGCTAGTTCTGCTAGTTCAAAGGCTAGATTATGGTTGGATAGAGCTTTAGGGTCACGGCGAAATCCTAATACACTATAACCTGGATCTGATACTATAGTAGAGCCTAGTAGTGAGTCTTGGTTATGATGTACTATACTATTTTTAATAGGGAATACGTATTTATCCACACCTATACTAATTGGGATTTTGTTTATTTTTATTAGTTCTACTTTAGGATTCATATAGTTGGAAAGTTATTATATAGAGTTAATACAAGTTTCGTAAGTAGTTGAAATTGTGAGTGATGGGGAGGATTATGGGGAGAGAGTGGTAGATTGGAGTAGAGAATGTGGTATATAAGGTAAAACAGTTACTTATAGTTCCAAATCTAATCTTCTATCTAACATAATATCAAAACAGTGTTTTATAATGGGACCGTCCAATCTTATTATTTCACTCTCTGTTAAATAAATTGATGTACCTGCACTAAGATGATCATGTTTTATTATAATTACCCTTAAATAATTAAAACTAGTCCAATCGGTTTCGACTATCTTAGCAACTGCCTCTGAGTTAGAACTAATAGACCAATAAACTACAACATCTCCTACTTTATATTCACTCATAGATCTGGTTCCAATTTTCTATCAAAAGGATTCTCTGTTCTACTTGGTATTGCTTCGGTATTTATGAAGTTAATGTTACTATAAGGATTTGGAAATGTCTCCACCGTTTTCTCTTTATCATTAATTTCTGTATAATGCAAGACTTCAACTTCATAGGAAGTATCATCAGCATACCATATTATTATTCCTACAGCTTTATTACCGCTATAAAAAGTAACTATAACTTTCATTCCTTCTTCAAATTCATTCATAGTTCTAACTCTAATCTTCTATCTTTTGTGATGTCAAATTCTATTCTAGGTTCAACATGTATACCTGTTATTTCATCAGGAAATATATGCCATTTAGTTCTACTAGGTATACCGGGAAATTCCTCTATAATTACAGCATACATTATGTCTCCATTATATGGTGTTATAGTTCCTATTCCTTTCAAATTACTAACCTCAAAATCAACCACATCTCCTACTTTATATTCCTTTTGTGTCATAAGTCTGGTTCTAATAGTCTGTTAGTACAGTCTATAAATGGTCTAATTACCGGTTCATATTTCATGTTATTAGTCCAGTCATTACAACCAATACAACTACTACAATAACTACAATCTCTACAATCAATACAACTACTACAATCTCTACAATTATTACAATCTCTACAATCACTACAATTACTACAATCAATACAACTATAACAATTACTACAATTACTACAATCTCTACATCCATAACACTCACTACAATCACTACAATATATACAATAAATACAACCACTACAACCACTACAATCTCTACAATCAACACAACCACTACAATCAATGCAACCACTACAACTATCACAACTAGTACAATCTCTACAATTACTACAATCAATACAACTACTACAATCTCTACAATCAATACAACTACTACAATCAATACAACTATAACAATTAAAACAACTAGTACAATCGGTTAGGGTAGGTGAGTATAGAGTAGCTTCTTCTTCACTATCCCAGCTATTATTGTTTTCGTCAAACCATCTATTATCTCTTTTAGTTATTGTCATAAATCAAGCTCTAGTTTCCTATCTAAAGGATTTTCTTTTCTAATTTTATTACAACATTGTTTATGTACTGACATAAATTTAGAGTTCAATAATTGAACACACCAATGATCATGAAATGCTGCGCTATTTATTATTCTACCTTCAAACCTATGAGTACCTCTATAAAATGCCACCTCATCACCTATATTATAAATATGGGTCAAGGTTTCGCTCATATATGTTTTCTTTTCTTAATTTTTTAACTTCCTTAATTTCCATCTCTGAAACAGCTATGATCCAACCTATAGGTAATTCTTTGTGTATAAATATGCGTTCAGTTAGCTGTACATAATACCAAGGTTTATTGAAATAAAATTTATATGATACTATAAATCCTTTAAACTCAGCTAATTGTGCATAATTCCCACTAACTTCATCACCTATATTATAAATATGGGTCAAGGTTTCGTTCATATATGTTTTCTGTTCTAATAAGTTGACTAAACCCTATGATATTTTCAAATGGGAGAAATAACTGTGTATTACTAGGATAACATATTATATCATTGTAATTCATGTCTTCTAGTATACGTATGAGAACTCCCTTAAACTTAAATTCTACTATTTTACCTGTACAATAAATAGATGCTACATAAAAAGCCTCAATCACATCACCTACCTTATAATCATTCATAATTCAATATCAATTCTTCTTTCATCTAAGTTACTATAATCAGGTCTTAGAATTACTATCTTTTTTACTATTTCGTCAGGCCACACATTAAGTATATCTCCCGGATCTAAATCACGTTTACCAATAGATACATGATTCAACATTCTCATATGATAATAAGTGTTTTTTATAGAGACGATCTCCCCTTCACCTAAATTTAATAATTCAACAAGATCACCTATAGAATATTTCTCTTCCATATTCAAATTCGGTTATTTCACTTACTCTAGTTGCTATCTTCTTTTTATCGGTAGCATATAGACCAGCACTAGAAAAGGAGGTTAATTCTAATAAATAGAACTTGTTATCCCCAGCCTGGCAGATATCTATGCAAAAAACAGAGTCTGGGTAATATTGAACCTTTAATATATTTTTACAAAGTTCAGTTGCTTTAACAGGTGCAGCAGGTATATAACATAACTTGCCTTGATATCGATAAGTAGATTGAGTTATGATTTCCCCATCGTTATACTTTGAACATATAAAACGCCACTCACCTATTATATCTTTAGGCGTAGAAACTAGTACTAAATCATCATCTAAAGTACTGGAAGCTATAGAGTTAGTCCAAAATCTGTCGAAATCCTGCAAATCTAAGAGTTGGGCTTGAAATGTCTTTTCTCCACTATCCGGTCTTACAAATATAAGTGCTTCTTTTCCAAACTTCTGATAATAATCAAACTTATTCTCTTTAAGTTCTTTTAGCGGAAGTAATACATACTTATCATTAAATAGGAAGTCTTTTAATTTAGGATAGTAAACCGAGCAAAGATAATTGTTGAAGGTGCAATATTTGATGGGAAAGCAATTTTTAGGTAACCTAGATTCTATATTCTTAACCATTTGAATTGACCCTTGAACTATTACACATTCATTTTCCACAAATGAGGCAGGATTAAAATCAAAATGATTACGTTTATCTATTACAAAGCATTCCTTGCCTAAATCTTTTACTGCTTTAATTAAATCCCTGTAATCCTCCGAATCTGTAAAATTTTCTATGATCCAATGTGCTTTCATAAATCTGGTTCTAATAGTCTGTTAGTACAGTCTATAAATGGTCTAGTTACTGGTTCATACTTCTTATTATTAGTACAATCACTACAATAAATACAATTATTACAATTACTACAATCTCTACAACCACTACAACTACTACAATCAATACAACTACTACAATCTCTACAACTATAACAATCACTACAATTACTACAATCAATACAACTATAACAATTACTACAATTACTACAATCACTACAACTAATACAACTAATACAATTACTACAATCACTACAATATATACAATAACTACAATCTCTACAATTACTACAACCTCTACAATTATAACAATTAGTTAGGGTAGGAGAGTCAGTAGTAGCTAGTTCTTCAGTTATCCAACTATTACCGTTTTCGTCATACCATCTATCAGCTCTTTTTGTTATTGTCATAAGTCTGGTTCCAACTTTCTATCATTAATGTCTTATTTTTCGATGTGGATATTCTACGGCTTTAAGCATGTCTAACTCTTTTGTTATCTTTGTAATTTCTTTATCATACATTTTTATTAAATGTTTCTTTAATCTATCAAAAGCATATTTCTTGCCTCTTTTAGCCAGGCAATAATAAAATCCAGTATTCATTGGTGAACTGATTTCTATTACTTCACCTTCTATTTCAATTTCTTCAAAGGAAACACGAAGTTGATTCTTTATATGACTACGAATTTGAACTAGATTATATTTCATATTCTTATTATTTCTCCTGATTTACTAGTTATCTCTTTATCTCCTCTAATAGGTGAATGGATGATAACTTTAATCCAATAATCTCTTAAATGAGCACAAAAATCACTGGTACTAGTCCCAGTACTATTTATTAGTTTAATATTAATGACAGTTCCTTTATAAATACTGCCATAATACTTTACTATAACATTATTTCCTACTTCTATAGATTGGTCATATTTATCTCGTACTGTGATATTTGTCATAAATCTGGTTCTAATAGTCTGTTAGTACAGTCTATAAATGGTCTAGTTACTGGTTCATACTTCTTATTATTAGTACAATCACTACAATCAATACAACTACTACAATCTCTACAATCACTACAATTACTACAATTAATACAACTACTACAATCACTACAAATATTACAATCAATACAATATATACAATAACTACAATCACTACAATATATACAATAACTACAATCTCTACAATTATTACAATTACTACACCAATTACTACAATCTCTACAATCAATACAATTACTACAATCACTACACCTACTACAATTAGTTAGGGTAAGTGAGTATTGAGTAGCTGCTTCTTCTGATAACCAGCTATTATTGTTTTCGTCATACCATCTATTAGCTATTTTTGTTATTGTCATAAGAAAGGGTCTAGTCTTCGATTATTAAATCACTATTATGTAGAACTATGCAGTAGTTATTCTACTATCATCATACAATTCAATAAAAATAGCCGGGTTTAACAATATTGCAATAACAGAGAGGATTTTTTGATTCACGATATAGAACGAAAGTTTTTTATTCTGAGTAGTATCTCCAGGTGCAACTTCGGTCAACCAATCTCGTTTAGCAAAATCATGTAATAAGGCGGTAGGTCCATTTTGTTCAGCATAATTGAAGCCATATTCTAACAAGGCCTTCTTAGCATCTTGACTCGAAAAGCGGCCATCAAATACCAAGGACAATACAAACAATTTATGTAGAGATGCGTGAACCAATTTATTTTTATTAGCATTCAATATTGGATTATTTGAAAAAGCATCATGCATTTTTTCTACAACACCTTCTTGTTCTGCCTTCTTAAGCAATTTTTTAGTTGCTGTAGGTATAATTGAAACTGCTACATCGTTAGTTGATGGTGTAGGAGTTAGCGTAAAGTTTTCAGTAGTAGCTGGTTGATTAGCTTCTTTAAGTTCAATCAAATCAAGTATACTATTTAACGTTTTATCTATAGTTGCTCCTATATTTTTAATCTCCCTAATCCCAGCTTCCAGAGTATCTATTCTAGTTAGTAATAGCTCTGATTGTGACATACCTGGTTCAGTAAAAGTAGAGAAAGAAGGTAATGCGCTGTCAGAATTATTTGTTAAATGTTGTAATTGTAATGTTTGTTCCATAAGTTTAGTTATTATTGTTGTTATTAGTTTGGTGGGTGAGATGGGATTCGAACCCACCCTGCCATGTTCCTAAGACATGTGACTCCTTCCACTGGTCTACTCACCCAAGTTAATTATTTATATTTTAGTACTGTCTTCGTTTATTGTTATAATTTCAGATTTGTTTAAGTCTTCTATCGTTTCACCTACCATAAGCGGCCAACCTTCAAACATATAGACAATCGAATCTCTATATTTAGATTCCATTATAGCTTTGATAGATGAGGCTTCAACCCTAGCCATTTTAGTTAAATTTACCATATGACTTCCTTGTAACCAGCTATCCACGTATATTATAGTTACTTTTATCATATATTGAATAAAGGGTAAGTTTTAAACTTTACCGGCCATTCATATCTAGGACAGAATACCAGTGTTAATTCTTCTCCAGGTAAGGCTGATTCTGTTACTGTTATATAATCAGATTCCTTCTTTAGCTCCGTAAACTCCGCATCAGTCACTTCACATACTACTTTGCGAAATGAGGTATTAAGCCATTCATTATATACTCTCTGGTTTTCATTACTATATACTAAAGGTGTGAGTGGACTGAATTTTAAATGCGCTATTAATACACCATGAGCTACACTAATTACTTTGTGGGACGGTAGCGATTTTCTCACAAAGATATACATTTTAAGTGGTTTTGACATCATCTCTAAGTAATTCCTCTAATTCTTTCTTATAGTCAGCTAAACACATTGTATGATAGTGGATTTCATTCTTTAATGAAGTTATCTTTCTAGCTTTAATTTCTTGAGAAGTAAGGTCTATCTTCTCCCACTTTATCTTACTCGACAGAAATCTTTTAATACCTATTGGAACATATCCGCGCTCACAAAGATAATCCTCTATCGAATCACAACCATCAAAATCATCAGGGATCTCAAGTTCTTTAAAATCAGGCCAGCCATGATCATTATATTTCCATTTTATCCACATAAATCATGGGCCAAAGATTAAGTCCTGACAGGCATTACACATTTTCGAGATCTCATATTCTCTTTTAGACAAAGCATTTCTGAAATCTTCTAAATTTATCGGTTTACGACAGATAGGACAATTACCTACTTCTATTTGTTTAAGTTCTTCAGTAAACCCTGCTTGTTTCATTATTTGTTTATTCATATGTTCTAGGTACAATTAACCAAGGAATTTGAGGAATACCATAAGCACTTTTAAGCTGGTATTTCACAGTAAATTTCTTACCTATCAAGTCTTTACGGTCTTTCCATAATTTAGCAAGATATTCTTCTCCTCCTTCTATATTGGATGCAAAAGTAGTTAAGATATTACCATCTCTATCTTTACAAGGTTCAGGTAATTTGAAAATTGCTTTTTTAGGAAATGTGCTCCAATTTCCGTTCCCTAGAGCGAAATCCACCAATTCAAACTCCTCATCTTCCCAATGTTTTAGCTTGAGTAGATATTTGCTTTTACCATGTTTTATCTCACAATTTTTCCAACGAACCATAAGACCTTCACCACCTCTAGTCTTATTTTCAGCCAAAGCAATATCCAACTCAGCCTTATTATTAGCTGTCTTATAAGGCAAAACATAAACATACTTATAACCTTTGACTAATTTTTTAACTGCTTCTCTCCTCTTCATCCAATTAGTATTTTCATCAATATTATCAAAGCCGTACCCATCAAATAACCAGCATTCACAAACTTTCTCACTTAATGCTAATAATTCTGGTGTAATGTCTTTGTTTTTCTTAGTTACTGTAAGAATCTCAGTTATTTGATGAAGGAACTCAGCTTTAGGATTATAACCTTCACCCATCAATACTAGATTTGGATACTTAGTGAATAAAGGTTTTAGGCTATTAATGATGTGAGGAGCAGTTAAAAAGAATTCCCCACCCGTACTTTCAATCCCTTTAGCCTTAATTCTAAAGTTCACCCCATTAATTTTATCGTCATAACCTACAGGGTATTCAACTTCGTTTTCATAATCCTGAAACTTAGAACCTTTCATAGGTTTTTCAAAAGTAGTATTATCAACGTCACCAATACTTTCTACATAACCTCTACGAAGTTTCTTATCATAAACTGCTTTGGCTTCTTTCAGAGCTTGTTCTGTTGCTAAAGTTTCATTCTTCTTTCCAGGATTCTTACCTTCACATGTATGAGGAGCGGTAGTAGTTAGCTTTCCATCTTTCATGCCTTCCGTAACTATGTAAGAATTATCATCTACAACTATGGTCCATTCCTGTATCTTCCCATTACTAGCCCGCTTATAAAGTGTATTAAATTTAGTCATTTTATTTTAAAGTGTTTTTCAGCTTTGGATAGTGCTGATTCTATAGTTTTAGCATGAAACCATATTCTAGATAAATGCATTGCTCCAACTCCTACAGTCCAGCCAAACCCTTTCTTCTTATAAAGTATTCTACTAATTGTAGTTCCTGGTAAATCTGGCCTTCCAGCCTTCTTCTCCAATCTAGTTATTCTTTGATCTATAGTCATAAGTCTGGTTCTAATTTCCTATCATTAATATCTAATTCTATTCTTGATGTTGGAGGTAATATTCTTACTTGAGGTTCTAAATTTTCTTTATCTCGATAATTATATAAACCTAAACAATCACTACAATCACTACAATAACCACAATGACTACAATTATCACAATAATCACAATTAGTACAACGAGTACAATCATTACAAAGATTACAATAACTACAATCTCTACAACTACTACAATTACTACAATAACTACAACCACTACAATAACTACAAGTAGTTAGGGTAGGTGAATAGAAAGTAGCTAGTTCTTCACTATCCCAGCTATTATTGTTTTCGTCATACCATCTATCATTTTCTCGTTTAGTTATCTTCATAGATCTGGTTCTAGTTTTCTATCATTAATATCTAATTCTGGTCTAGTTGAAGATGGTTCAAATTTAAGAAGTGGGGCGTAATTTTCAAGACTACTAACGAGATAACAATTTTCACATTTTCTACAATAATGACAATAACCACAATCACTACAATTATTACAATGACTACAATAACTACAATTACTACAACCACTACAATAACTACAACTTATACACTGATTACAACAAATACAATAACTACAACCACCACACCAACTACAATTACTACAATCACTACAATTACTACAATCTCTACAATCTCTACAATCTCTACAATCTCTACAATCTCTACAACCACCACACCAACTACAATTAGTTAGGGTAGGTGAGTGTAAAGTAGCTAATTTTTTAGTTTCCCAACTATTATTGTTTTCGTCATACCATCTATCATTTTCTCGTTTAGTTATCTTCATAGATCTGGTTCTAACTTCCTTTTAGGTACTGCTATCATATCTACCTCATCCTCTCTTACTTGTAATGCTTTACTCATCTGATCTTTTATAGTTTGCTTTAATTCTTCAGGGTTGGTAGAGATATCAGTCCAAGATTGATTAACAAAATTGCTGAAATATGAACCAGATTTATTTAATTTATCGATTAATCTTTGTTTTAACTTAGCTTCAGCAGTTGGGCTAAGAACAGAAATTGTGGCTAATTGTTCAAACAGCCTGCACTTTTTACGAGTTATTCTTTCAGTTATCTTAGCTACACTATCAGAAAGAGTATCATCCGGTGCATAATCATTAGTAAGTTTATAAATGATCTGCGTAAGCAGATATTGACAAGCTTCTAATTCTTTAATCTCTGCTAGAATATACGTTACTGAATCTTCTAATGTTGCTTTTCTTGTAGGTCGTTTCATAGTTTTATGGTTTTATGGTTTTAAATACAATATGCTAGGCACAACTCTAGCTTAACTCCCACCTAGTCTACACAATAAAATTGCTTTAAAGGGTGGTCTTTCAATGAGGTTCTGCCCGTACTTTATCTCTATAAATTTCGGGGATTTATTAACTTATTCTAGTTGATACATAGAGCCAGAGCAACGTACCTTCAGTTAATATTGACGTGACTTGATTTCGTTTATATTGTAAATGGCTGGGATGGAAGGAATCGAACCTTCACCTAAGGCTCCAAAGACCCTGGCACTACCATTATGCAACATCCCAATTAAATTCTTCCGCCTAGTATATTCTTACAATTCTTCTCACTATTGCTGATATAATTAAACTCACCGTATTTCTCAGCAATATTTTTAGAAGACCATAAAGGTTGTAAATTAGTATAGTGATTAGCTCTTAATACTTCTTCTTTATTACTTAAATCGAACAATGACAACGGTATTATATGGTCCACTACCCATTCTCCATAGTTACCCCAAGTCATTTGTGAAGTAAATCGATTAGATAGATGTTGAGCTAATTCATTATAAGTGCAACCAACTAATGATTTTATGGCTGAGTTTTTTCTTTTATTTATTACTGCTTGTATTATATTAGCCAACCTGCCTCTCAAATCTCTGGCAGTTGTACATCGATATAACTGTGCTTCTCTTTCCTTATTATATCTAATAGAAGAAGCTTTGATATTAACGAAATTTCCATCTTTAATTACACCCTTCTTAATAAGAGCTCGATCACAAATAGAAGCTAAATATTGCCTGCCAGATAATAATTCATATACATACTTAATTTCATTCTCTGTAAGTTCTTGATTAAAATGATGTTTTAAACTCTTATTAGTTATACAGTCATACTCTTCACCAGTATCATAATTAACTAAAGTAAATATCTTATCTTTATTCTCTGGTAGTATATATCTACCAACTACGTGGAATTGTTCTTTGTGTAGAAGTTTGGAGACTGCAGTATAATCCAGACCAAGTTCTCGACTAACCGACATTAACTTTTTATCTAAAATAAATATAGATTTCTTTAATACAATATCATACATTTCACGCATTCTGATATTATATTAAAGCTTAAATTAAATACTAGCTTTTCGTTTCTTTCTAATTCTGCTTCTATATCCTAACCGCCACAACACTTCACCTATTAGACAACCGTATTCTTCTACTTTCTTTTCAGTCAAAGATGGAAATAAGTAATGTGTTGACTCGTGGCATGCTGTAATAAGCCGTTCTTTATCACTTTGTTTGGGGTTAATATATATTGCTTTTTCTTCATAGTCACACAATCCTCTAAGAATCATACCTTTAATTACCGGTGTATCTTTAGGGATATAACGATTAATCCTTGGTAACTTCATACTTATATTTTAAAGGTATAAAACTACATTTACTAGCAATTAATAAATTAAGTGCCTACTACAACATAATTCCAGTAATTCCTTGGCTAATTGATTAATCTCATCTATGTTCTTATTATAATCAATATAGAAACATAATTGACCGTACTTTAACTTTATTTGTTGAATAGTAAATTCTGGGTCTAGTTCTTCGATCTTTTTTAATACTTTATCTATGGCAAGTACCCAGCAATACGGGACTTTATTACCTAAATCAAATCCATACCAACCTTTCTCTACTTTGTAAGCCCATTTATGAAATAAGGTTAAATCAGCATCCGAACTAAATCTAGAAGATTCAGGGTTTACTTCTTTTTCGTTATGGTTTCTAATACGTTCAATTAAATCATTGTCTAATATGTCTCTTAAAGTCATAAGTCTGGTTCTAGTTTTCTATCATTAATATCTAATTCTGGTCTAGTTGAAGATGGTTCAAATTTAAGAAGTGGGGCGTAATTTTCAAGACTACTAACGAAATAACAATTTTCACATTTTCTACAATTATTACAATTACTACAATAAGTACAATCTCTACAAAGACTACAAACACTACAACTAATACAACTATTACAACTACCACAACTACTACACCAATTACAACTAATACAATTAAGAGAATTCCTACAACCATTACACTCACTACAACTACTACAACCATTAGAATAAATACAACTACTACAATAACTACAATCTCTACAATAATTACAATTATTACAATTACTACAATTGGTTAGAGTAGGAGAGTATCTAGTAGCTAGTTCTTCTGTAGACCAACTATTACCGTTTTCGTCATACCATCTATCTTCTCGTTTTGTTATCTTCATATAATAAAAGGCAAGAATAATAGTTATTCTTGCCTCGGAATGGAGCTTCTGCCAGGACTTGCACCAGGATACCAGGTTTACAAAACCTGAGTTTTACTCTTAAACTACAGAAGCGAAATATTAAACCAAGCTTCTACCATCTGATTCTACGAACTTCTGCAAAGCCTCCATATGTTTTACAATTAATCTAGCTTTTAATAGACCAAAACTAAAAGGATATGGACTTTCTTTATTAATAGCAAAAGTAGGTCTCCCTTTATAACTATCAATGCAACAAGTGGAATTTTGTTCATCCATCAAACTTTCGACAGTAGGTGAAGGATGACTAACTTCTGTATTTGTATTATTTGTATTCATTTATTTTCTGTTGTTTTGCAAGCTAATTTAAGCCTGCCCTATCACAAATTTAATTGTGTGAATTATGGTGGCAAACCTGAGATTTGCACTCAGCCACTTACCTTATGAGAGTTAGCTGAACCTAAGTTCGTCTGCCTGCTAAATTTACTAAAACGGTTGTACTTTAATCAAAGGATGAGGAATAGGCCACTGTTCATCTCCACGTTCATAAGTCTTAATTACTTCTTCCAAATAGTTACCAGCATATCCTTGAACTATACTATTATCGTAATCACAGTTACCTTGCAAATCACAATACTCCACAGCTTCCCTAAGTTTATCCATATTTACTGGTTTGGGCTCATCACTCATAACAACAATCTTTGTACATTCCCTAACACAACATCTTTATTAAGATCAGAGATTAGTATTGGATCAATATCATTCTCTTCTTTATATACGTGTTTTAACCAATTAACTGCACTAACATAGTCAACTTCAACTGCACATTGATCTATTCTATTATAAGGCACCCAGACATAGATAGTCTTGCCTTTTATCTTGTTTATAGCTGCTTCTAAATTCATAAATCTATTTCTAATCTCCTCTCAGGTATTGTATTATCAACACCTTTTATTGGTGTTGAATTAGTAGGGGCATTTCTAAAACCGTCTATCTGAATAACATTACAGACTGGACAAGCTAATAAAAATCCAGGAAATTCTAGATCTACTGGCTCTCGTCTTTTTATAACATAGTCACTATCAGTATAAAGAACACATTTACATTCTTTTTCAGCAGCACTAAATGGTATTAATCTAACCTCATTAGATTTGAAGACATGATTATTAATACAAACAGATAAACCTTTACAATCTTGTATTTTTGTAGGCATATAAATGGTAGGGGATATTGGAATCGCACCAATCCTCAGGCTGTGTAAAAGCCTGCGTCTACTACTAGCTTAATCCCCCATTAACTATCAATAATCATCCTCAGTTAAATTAAGTTCACTCTTAATTTTTGCCTTAGCTGCATCAAACATGCTAGATATAAAAGATAACTTGTCGGTTAGCTCATTAAACTTAGATTCAAGTCTGCTATTAACTTCAAGATCGATCATACGCTCCAGATTTTTTTGATATTGTTCTACCAACACAAGAAAATCATACTCTTTACCATCAATTTTAAGGTCAATATCAAATATATGCTTCTCATCTTCTTTTTTTATCTAAAGCATGAGTTATTAATATTTTTATTGCATCCTCACCTAATATAGAAAGAAGAGCCAGACTAGGTAGAGTACTAGTGTTTATTTTAGTTTTCATTTTGAATTTCTATAGTGTTGTTATTATAGAGTAATTCTATGTAACCTGCTTTTACTACATACTTATAATCAATTCTAACGTCAATGTCTTTCATATTAGACATAAGCATATCGGTTAAGGTATCAGATAACTGATCTATTAACGCTTGATTCTTTATTTCATAACTAATTAACTCTCCATCTCTTTCGAAAGAGGCAAATGGAACAAAAGAAGAATTACTAGTTGGGGCAATTCCTATACATATTAAAGAACCCAAAGTAATGGAATCACCTACGCTTTTTGGCAGTTTTTGCAGCATAAATTATAGGTTGGCCCGGTTCCGTTTAATCGAAAAACGACCTCTTGATTTTCAGTCAAGCGTGCAGACCTACTACACCAGAACCGGATTAAATTATTCGTTAGTAAGACAATGTTCTTGTTCAACAGGCAAAGATTCAAGCTTTTTCTGCATAAACTTTTCTACACTTAAACCAGTCTCGGCTTTAACCTGTCTTTCATGCTCTACATAACCAGTATACATCATACTAATAATAATATCTTTAACAGTTTCTTCTTCCAGCCCTGCTTTAAGCATTTTAGTGATGCATACTAATATTCTAGGTTTGGAGCCTGTCTTTTCAGTCCAGTACCAAGTTCCTAGATTGGGGAGTTCTTTTTCAAACTTATCTAATAGTTCAGTAGCGTTCATATTTTAATTATATAGTTTTTTCTTGTTTTTGTATACCGAAATGGTTTAAATATGGTTCTAACATACTCCATTTTTGTCCATCACTAATTGCTTTAATTGACCAATCCACTAAATTGACTTGAGGATTTTCACCTACCCAGATAGCTGTAATTATATAGCCTTCTTTTTCAGCTGATTCTTTAAACCTGGTTATGAAATCTAAATCTGGTTCACTTTTCTGCATTTCATACTCTATAACTTGATGTTCGCCAAATCTCTTAAAAGATTCAAACACACCAGTTGCGTGCATAAGGTCGTCCATCACTTTTAAGCCCATTATTACATTAATAGTTGTCTTTTTCATGGTAACGGATACTTATTCACTGTGTTAGTACAAAAGTTATCATAGGCTGTTTGTGAATAATTTGTTAAGTCAGTATGATTATGGAATTCATTCTTAATCATCTTACCATAAACATCTTGTGCATCTTCATAACCTGTGAGATATGCATTTATTAATATCACTTTATATTGTTCTTCTCTCTGCTTTTGAAGTAGTTTGTCTCTGTTTGCCGTATAATAACCAACGAAAATAGCAGCAATAAAGTATAATACTGCTAATGTTACCATTGCTGGAATAAATTTTATCATTGTTGTATTAAATTTGTTCATGGATGTTTGTTTTGTTCGTTTAAATTGGTACACACGACTTGAGTTGCACAAGTACAATTCGCTAATCAGGCAAATATTCTACTATTAAATTACGTGTGTATGTTTTACTAATTACCAGGCTCAACACACCTATATTTCAAGGTACTGGGCTGTATATTGCTATACTATTTACATAACCCTTTAGGACTTGTCCAGGTTGTTATCCTGACCTTCACCTATCATGTCCACAGACTTATTACTAAGTTGTTGGCTGCACGGTATCATCCAGATTCCCTGGCTCATTTCCGTCCACACTCCATTTACTAAGTGTGCGTTGTTGACTACAGTTCTCTATCTGTATTTGGTACCTACTTTGTCTGGTTAAGGACAGTTTCGGACCCGGTAACTAGTAAATAATGGTCCAGATAGTCTGAGTTGCACAGACACCACAAGCTCCCAGGGCTTGTACGCTACTATTACGCTATATCTGGTTAAATTGGAGGCAGCAGAAGGACTCGAACCCTCACCGGTGTTACCCGCACTCTCACTTCAAATGAGGGGCAATACCATTATGCGATGCTGCCAAATTACATAACTACTGCAACAGATAAATTAATATCTTTAAAATATTCAGTTTGATTAATTATACCATTTATCAGATCTTCGGCATCTTTAAGATTATTGAATTCACGAAAACTAGATTCCCAAGCAGGTTCATTAGAACAAGTCCAAGTTTTAGGATAGTTAGCCTCTTTATAAGTGACGAAATATTTCATAAATCTACATAGTCTTTAATTTCTAACTTACCATTCTGTATTATAAGATATTGAGCTACATGACAATCAATATCATAACTATTAGTATTCTTGTATTGAGTTATGTTATTGTAAGGAGTATGACCGCATAACTGATTTAGGCCATCTATTGCTACAAATTCTTGATTAAAATCTAACCAAACAATCCCTCCTACACTAGCTCTACCACCTCTAGCTTTTCCAGCACTATAAAACCAATGAGGTTGTTCTATGAGTAAATTAGTTTCAGCCTTCTTACTTTCATTGTCTAACCAAATTGATAACTCTTCCTTATTTAAAGATTGCATAGGGCTTAGGTAATAAGGATGTAGTCCAGCATGGGTACAAAGAAAGTCATCTATCCAACAATACCATCGAAACTTCTTTCTTACTTCTATTTTATCCTGTTTAAAGTACCTATTAATTACTTTCTCTTTATTTTTATGATAACCAGAGCACCAAGTCATAGGACTACTGTATAGATAATGTAGGTCATGATTGCCTTGAAGTGAAATATAGTTAGGATTATCTATATACTCAGTTATGAATTTACAAGTATCTACTATATCATCTTCTCTCCTATAATCAAATGAATCAAACAAATCCCCTAAATTAACTATAAAATCGTAGTCTTCGTGGGTTAAAATATATCTTAGTCTAGCTATATCTTGATGAACATCTGATAGTACTAACACTCTTTGCTTATTACTAGATACTTGCATAAGTTTGATTAGCTTGGTCCAATATTAGTTTAGCTTGATGCATAAGTGTATGGACTGCTTCACTATACATTAAAAATTTAATAGCACATTCTTGCCCAGCTAGATCCAACATTAATATAATTCTATCTTTACTCTTAATTATAGTATATGCATTAGCTTTGGATAAATAGATACTTGATTTATTTAAAGCTGAATATCTAGCAAACTTGGGAAATCCATCATTGGTATAGTCTGAAAAGTATACATTGATGGATACTAACTTATCCATATTATTCAATATAAAATGGTAATCCTTGACATAAATATTGTTATTTTCAACTACCCAGCCTTTAGTTCGTAATAATTGTTCAAATTTGGAATTCATAAATAAGGGTCTAATAGTCTATCTCTACAATCTATAAATGGTCTAATTACTGGTTCATATTTCTTATTATTAGTCCAGTCATTACAACCAATACACTCACTACAATCACTACAGCTATCACAACGACTACATCTTCTACAACTATTACAATTAATACAATTACTACAATAATAACAATCTCTACAACTACTACAATTACTACAATTATAACAATCTCTACAACTACTACAATCTTTACAATTAATACAACTACTACTACAATGACTACAATTAGTACAACTATAACAATTATAACAATTAGTACAATCGGTTAGGGTAGGTGAGTATAAAGTAGCTGCTTCTTCAGTATCCCAGCTATTACCTCGTTCATCATACCATCTATCGTCTCTTTTAGTTATTGTCATACTAGGTACACCATTCTAATTGAATTACCTTATCAGGAAATGCTTTACCCAACTCTAATAATTCGTAGTGTTTATAAAATTTACTATCCGGTTCCAATGTCCAGCCACCCTCAATATATATCTCCGGTCTATGAATACCATCAATAAATACAGATTCGACATAACCATCTTCAGTTATTATAGAACCAGATACGGTTAGAGCTACGAAATGATTATATTCCATTAAATCACCTATTAAGTCAGAATAAGTCTTTTTATTAGGTAAAAATTGTAAACTAGGCTTTTCCGGCCTATCACTACAATATCTACATTCTTTATCCTCACAAATTGGTTCAAGCCAGTTATCACAGTCAGGACAATAGAAAGAATCAAAGTATTCAAGATATTTTCCAGTATTATTACAGTTAGGACAAAGGTTATGGTTCATATTTAAATGGGTGCGGAGACTAGGAATTGCACCTAGTTTAAAGAAGCTTATGAGACTTCTGTAGATCTAACCTACCCTCCCGCAAAAGTTTATTTTTCGAGACGTGACTGTGCATCTAATAGTCGGCCTTGAGCCTCTATTATATCTGCAATTGCTAGTCTTTCCTCAGTTGTACGCTCTTTAGCATAAGTTGCTTTGATAACTAGTCTAAGTTCATCATCAACCAGATTTATTACATCTACTAGTTTTTTCTTACGTTGTTGTTCATTCATAAATTGACAGCCAGGGTCGTTCTTGACACGACATCAACAGCTTAGAAAGCTGTGGTTTTACAAGTGCGTTTAATAATGGGTCGCAACTACGCTAGCAGATAGTCTATTGAAGTCATCATTATAACACATAATATTAAACTACCTAGCAAATGTTGGCTGGTGTGCTTGGAGTCGGACCAAGAACCTATCGAGTAACAATCGATTGCTCTACCAATTGAGCTACACACCAACTAGATTAAATATTATCTCCAACCTGTTCCAAAAACTCTAAAACAATACTGATAGCTACCTTACCTAGCGTAGTAAGTAATATACTAGGTTTAACTTTCAAGAATTCTTTAACAAAAATACCAGCTTCAGCAGCCGTAACTTTATTAATAGCATTATTTGGATATAGACGTAGACAATTTGCTCCATTCACTGAAGCAACATAAAAACTATTACTATCACTATGCACAGTTACATAGACGTCACTATTGTACTTAATCAATTCTCCAAATTTAATCGTCTTATTATCTTTAACAACAGGCTTATATCCGTAAATAGCTTCAGTCAATTCAGCTAGCCGCAAAGTAGTATCATCTTTAGGCCATTTATCAAACAAAGCTTGGACTATCTTATCTCCTTCAGACTCAAAAACAGCTGGTTCTTCAGGGCTATAATAACCCATGATAATTTCAGCAAAGCGTTTAATTAGTGGTGAAGCCTTGTCAATCACATCTTTAGTAGGAGTTGAAAGTGCTTGTAGGGCGGTTTTAGTAATAGGTACTTTATTCATATAGTTAGTGTTTATTTGTTGTTTGTTGAAGATTTAATGAAGTTCAACGGCTTCGGTTTTAAAATGGTGGCTGTACCTGGGATCGAACCAGGAACTCAAATTTAGAAGAATTGTATGATATCCACTTTCACTATACAGCCTAAAATTATTTGTGAGCAGGACAAAATTTCTTAACTTCACACCAATCACATAAACGTGATATATTAGTTTTGAAGTTATTATCTGTAACAGCTTTAGATATAGTATCAATATCTGTTATCAGTTCAACCTTTAACTTTTCTAATTGTTCAGCAGTCCTACTAGATACAACTTCAACATTATATAGTAGATAATGCCAGACTAAATCAATTTTTTGAGTAGCAGGATATTTATTTAAAACCCCAATAGCATAAGTAGCAAGTTGTCGGTCTGAGTCACATTCTTTCTGACTCATCATATTCTTACCAGTCTTATAATCATGAATAGCTAGATAGTCAGGCTCAATTTCTTCTATCCTATCAATTACTCCAGACATTACATACTTTTCATCTTGGGCTAAATTAAAATATAGCTTCTGCTCTAAACTCAGGGATTTGTGTTGGTTGAAAGGATGATACTTATTATAGTAGTCAGTTAGTTGTTTTATACCTAAATCAAGGTAATGTAGAGCAGGTAGGCCGAATCTAACTATCTTTATATCATTATTCCATTTCTCTTCCCATAAAACGATAAATAGATCAGTCAAATCTTTTAAAAGCCAGGTATTGCCTAAATTAGCATAGTGATATAATACTTCTAAACATTCATGCACCCTTTTTCCTAAGAATAGTTCAACTGTATCCTCTTTTTGTACTTTACCTTTTTGAAGGTAGGTAAGTTCATACTTCTTAGGACATTGCTTGTAACTTCCTATACTTGAATGTGAGAAGCGCCAGGTCATTAATCAGTGTATGTTAAGTAACGAAATTGGTTAGGTGATTGGTACAAAGAATCATTTTGCCTATCATAATTGGTATTATCACAACCTAGCCTAGTATATGGATGAACAGTAAAATAATCCACTGCATCCTTTTCCTGTTCTAGTATTGTAGTAACACATTTGATTGAGGTTGGTGATAGCTTGTTTTTGACTATATTAAATCCAATAATATGAGACAACTTAGTTTCAAGTTTATCAGGTTTTACAATATAGTCTAGTATTGTTTGTTCAATTAACTGCATAAATTTATAAGTCTGGTTCTAGTAACCTGTTTTCTACATTAAACTCTGTCCTAATTAATGGGTCTTTAATCTTTTCTTGAAACTTTTGATCAACTAATTTTCCACACAATTCACAATGATTACAGTTAGTACAACTACTACAACTACTACAATAACTACAATCACTACAAATATTACAATCAATACAATTACTGCAACTACTACAATCACTACAACGACTACAATAATTACAATCACTACAATTACTACAATCAGTACAACTATAACAATTAAAACAACTACTGCAATCATGACAATAATTAAAAATATTACAAGCACTACAACCACTACAATTATAACAAGTACTACAACCACTACAACTATTACAACCACTACAACTACTACAACTACTACAACCTATACAATTATTACAATTACTACAATCTCTACAATTAATTAGGGTAAGTGAGTATGTAGTAGCTGATTCTTCTGTTCTCCAACTATTACCTCGTTCATCATACCATCTATCGTCTCTTTTAGTTATTGTCATTTTGTTTTAGTGGCGCTCTATACGGAACTCGAATCCGTTCTTCCGGCGTGACAGGTCGGCATTGCTAACCCTTACATTAATAGAGCATAATCGTTGTTGCTAGTTTGGAGTGGATAGTGGTAATATAACTCATATGAAGATATTGATGTTACAAGCTATATTTGACACTTGTGGTTCTAGAGATCTTATACCTTTAGAATGTTGTAATTGTCATAAAACATACTACAAAAATAAAAATGAAGTGCAACGTCAGATTGCAAATAAACTTAGTTGTCGTGTGTCCGATTATTGTTCAAAACAATGCAAACCTAATGCTGCAAAACTTGTAACTTGTGCTCAGTGTGGAAAAACAAGATATAAATTACAGAAGGAAATCAAACGAACAAAACTAAATTTTTGCAATAAGTCTTGCAGCGCTAAATATAGGAATAGTCATCTAACAACAAAACAAATTAAAACTAAAAATATGAACATAAGTTTAGCATTAAAAAATCGTTACGAAAACGACGGTATTCCTCGTTTTAGATATAAAAATGGACAAGTCGTTAAAATAGTGAATAAAATATGTATAATATGTCTTAACCCATTTAAAACACACTGCAGAAAGTCAACATGTTCTTCAGCTTGTTATAAGTTACTGCAATCAAAAGTATTGAAAGGTAAAACCGGAGGCCCTCGTAAAGGTGGAGGTTGGGGTAAACACTCAGACTATACCAAAAAAGATGGTACAATAATACACTGTCAGTCAACTATGGAATATAATTTTTGCAAAATAGCCGAACAATTAAATCTATCTTATTCTAGAAACTTAAAAGGATTTCCTTATACTACGTTAGACGGTAAATCCCGCAATTACTATCCTGACTTTATTTTAAACAATATTTTCGTTGAATTGAAAGGATATATTACTAAAGAAGCAGAGTACAAAATGAAAACAGCTAAAGTGCCAAATCTAGTTATCATTAAGACTAAAAAATATGGTGGTAATTGGGAGGAAATAGTAAAAGAACCTAATTTATTAATTAAACAATTACAAGCAAGTGAGGCGAGTCGAACGCCCATTAAAGCTTTGGAGGAGCCTCATTCTACCATTGAATTACACTTGCATAAAAATGTTTCGTAATGTCACTATACTATATTAGTATATGTACCTATAACTATATTGTATCCTTAAATCTTTTGGTTTATGATTAACAAGTCTAAATTTTATTCTTCTAAGGTCAGCCATACCTTTTCTCATATAGTCTTCACTATAAAGATACGGTCCAAAAAGTCTTAAACCTTCTCTCATTATTTGTTTAAAAGTTAGGGCCTTATGCCGTTTAGTAGATCTTTTTAAGATGTGCATGATAATTTTCATTGCACCCGTTGCATTATATTTTAGTTTTATTTTCATTTTGTTTTGGTTTGGTGCACTGTGATGGAGTTGAACCACCCGAGCTATTTAGCATTCGATCTACAGTCGAATCCGCTACCTCTACGGGATAACAGTGCAAATTATTAAATTGGTGCAAACGGCTGGATTCGAACCAAGCTATCTACCGATTAAAAGTCGGTTGCTTATCCATATAAGCTTCGTTTGCAATGACTTACAAATCAATTTCTAACTTTCTTTCCAGCAATTCTGATAAATCTTTATGTATATCAGCTTGTGTTGCAACAGTTCTATATTTTAAATCATACAATTCAGGCTCATTTAGTTTCATATATCCTGTAGCAGGTGTTGGTCCTTTTTGTTTTCTTAAAAATATTTCTCCACCAGTTAGATTATATTTAGCTTCTATATACTCCTTTACTATTTCTAGTACTATAGGCAGAGGTATAGTAATAAGTTCTACATGTTCAATTTGATCATTCGTTTTAATTGGTGGTCTGCTAGGGTAACGCTCCCTATTCTGAGAATTAAGAGTTCTCTGCATCACTTTAATGCTTCCAGACCGGATTGGAACTACACAGTTACGCTCTGTGTCCTGAAGTTTGCAAAACTTCCGTGCTACTATTATCACTATAGCCCCGTTATAAATCCAGTTCTAGTTTTCGTTCTACTATATGTTCAACTTTTTCAACCGGCTTCTCCGAAAATTTAATACCAGATTTAGCTATAAGATAATCAAAAATAACCTTGGCTATTTCTTGATTACTTAATGTATCAGTTCCTATTCTAGTAATCCTAGTTCTTCTATACTCAGCAATAAAATATTCCATTTCAGACTGGGTAACTTTTATTTGAGCCAGTAATTCAGGTTTATCCGGATATTTAGCTAGTTTAGAGATTATGCTCACTAAAGTAGTATTAGGTAGTGGTTTTACCAAATATATACCTGCCTCCAAATTTCCTATAGTTAGAAAGGTAGGTCTTATTCCATCTTCTGATAAAAATGTTGTCATAGCTCCTTCACTTACATCAGATAAAGCTACTCTATATCTTTTTCCAACTTTATAGTATAGGTCTGCCATATTATAACTCTAAATCTAATTTTCTAGTTACAGGTACTTCTCGCTTTTCACCAAATCCTAGGCCAGCCAGTCTAATCAATTCATTTAAAATAGCCTCAGCTAGTTCGGAATAACTCGGAAATATTTGCCATCCATTCCCTGAGCTAGGATGTTTTTTAGAATAATCATTGTTAAATTTGACGAGGAAATCGGCCAGTTCGTCACGATTCATGATTATACTAGTAAAATCGTAGGGGTAATCCGGTATTCTAGATACTTTAGAAACTGAACTTAATGACTTACAATTAGGAACTTCTTTAACCAGCCAAAGACCTGGGCTTAGAGTCATTCTATCAACTAGTAAATTATCAGCCAAGTCTTTTAAATTTACCTTAGCATATTTAGTCTTACCGTTCTTTTTTGTCTTTTTATATAGTTGTTCCATATAGTTTAAGTTAATATTTCAATTTTATAAATACTGTTATTAGTGTATAACAAATTACCTTCTATTTTAGAGACTCGGCTAGAAGAAAAATGACCAGGAGTTTTAATCCCATTTCTAATATGTCTGAACATAAGAATAGGCTCTCCAACCTCAATATCTTTTAATAAGATTCCAGTAGCTGTATAATCTATTGGTAAACTTACATTTCCATTAAATTGTCCTGGTCTGTAGTCTGCTTTATTTGGAGTTGGATACTCTGGATTTTCAAGGGGTTTTAATTTGGTTAATGTTACAAGTGTGTCTTTTTTCATAAGTCTATTTCTAATTTTCTGTCAAAAGCATTAGCCTCCACTCTTATAATAGTATTTAATTGTGATCCTTTTTCATAAAATCTAAGGTTACTACAAATTTTACATAAATAGCAGTGAAAACAATCTTTACAATTACCACAATAACTACAACTATAACAACTACTACAATTACTACAACCTCTACAATCATTACAATCAGTACATTTATAACAACTATTACAACTACCACAACTACTACACCAATTACAATTATAACAATTACTACAACCACTACAACCACTACAACCACTACAATTACTACAATTACTACAATCACTACAAAGACAACAATAATTACAATCTCTACAATCTCTACACCATCTACAATTAGTTAGGGTAGGTGAGTATAGAGTAGCTAGTTCTTCTGTAGACCAACTATTATTGTTTTCGTCATACCATCTATTAGCTATTTTTGTTATTTTCATAAATCAAACTCCAGTTTCCTATCAAAAGGATTTTCTTTTCTAGTTTTAGATACTAAAGAGATTACCTCATTTATGTGTCTATGAATAGTAGGCCAACCGCCTGAACCACCGCTTGAACCACCGCTTGCATCAATGTTTACAAGCTCTGTATACTCTACAAACTTTAGTGCAAGCTCGTCATTATCAATACTTATAATCTTTGCTTTAACTCGATTACCAGAATTAAGAGTTACAGAAACTTCATCTCCTACTATATATTCATTCATAAATAAGGTTCAAGCCTCCGTTCACCACTTTCTGCAGGTCTGGAGTTTATAGTTTTCTTTCTAAAATGTAAGACAGTATGATTATATACAACACCAGGTCCACAACTTATATCATAATCATCTAAATTGATTGATACTTTAAACAGATTATATGGTGGTATAGTAGACCGGTCAAACTGAAACACACCATGAAAATCACCGTTTAAAAAATTTTGAAAAGTATCATGTCTAAATCCATCTCTAGAAAAAGCATAAATATCAGCAATCATAATGTTAATTGGTACTCGTGAGCGGTTCCGACCCGCTTTTTTCTGTTGGAAAGACAGAGGTATTAGCCACTATACGACACGAGCAGTTGGAGCAGGGGATTGGGTTTACACCAATACAAGACACAAGAAAGCGTCCATGCTACCATTACATCACCCCTGCTTAAAGATCAGAAATTAGTTATAGAATAAATCAATATTCACCGCACGCTATTATACTCTAGGTTCATCACCATACATTATAATAACCGAGCTGTTAATTTAAAGGCACAACAGCTAGCAGGAACGAATCCCACCTATATTGACTAGAGTATTGGTCTTGCCAATATCTGCAATACAAGAGTAACGCCTCAAACAAATTGTCACAAAAAAACCCTAGGTACTTAAACCTAGGGTGTAAAATATCAATACACCCTGTCAACTACCTTCCTTATTAGGGGAGTAGGTAGTTTTAATTGATGTAACTAAACTTTGCATTAAGTTCAATATAATTAATAGAATATGATATGTCAAATATATTTAGTGTTAGTTATAATAACACTTAGCCTATCTAACAATTCTTTTTTACATTTGGCTTCTTTCAATTTATCCCATAACTCACATAAATCTTGAACCACTTTATCTTTATGCTTTTCCAGAACATGAGTATAAGCTACTAGATCAACCACCTCTTCCCTAATATTACTTACTGTAGGTTTGGCATAGAAATTACCACCATGTTCTCTTTGACCTTTATCGTATTTGACAGTCAGTTCTTTGGCAAAAGTTTTATTAATATCCACTATTTGTTTTTTAGGGTCACTTATCATATAGTTCCTTTACAGCAAATTGCATATTACATTCCAGACATTCTAAATGATAATAGACTTCATTATCTATATTAGGCAGGTGTTCGTGTAATATTCTAAATTTCTTACTATAACATCTCATAGGTAACTCTCTAATACAAGTTAGATTTTTGAATTGGGTTAGTTTATCCATATACTCTCTAGTCAATTAACTTTAGTTTTAATTAACTGACTAGAAAATATTCATTATTTTTCGAATACATAAGTCCAATACTTACCCAAACTTTCATTAGTATTAACCTGATTTTTATCCCACCATATTGATCTAGCTATGAATGGGGGAATATTATTAGTCTTACAAGTATTAACCCAATGCTCTTCAAATTCCTTATATAAAGCTTTATTAGGTGTTTGTGACTTATCATAGCCATATAATCTAAGCATATGCACATCTAAACAAGTAACTTCAGCTTCATTAGGATAACATAACTCCAGGGCGAAGGCTGTTTTAGCATATCCTAATCCATGTATGAGATTCATTATTCTATCTCGAAAACAATCCCAAGTCTCAGCTTCAGACTTATAATATTGAGCAGGGTTATTATAGAATGATTCCTTAAACTCCCACATACCTTTGGTTCTAAGGTTAATAAGTCCTACCCCACTATAAGATATTACATCTTTTAAGGTTTGTTTATCAGGTATTACTCTACCTATCACCATCTTATAAGCTTTTATATTAGCTCGCCAACTACAATGCACAGAAAGATGACTAAATACAAATCTATTATAGTATTCATCTTTATTTACAGGTTTTATAGTATTCCAATAGTTGATATATTCAGTTACAGTTTGTCTAGGTATTTCAGAGATATAGCGTTCAATTTCAGGTTTAGTCATGGTTAAGTTTTCATAATTTTATTTTCTTTTTAATAGGTTTAATTGTTTCTAGTTTGTCTTTATTTTTGGCCCAGTATCCAATCAGCAAACTATCTGCATCTTTCTTTAGTTTTAAGTTAGGAAATAATTTCTTTCCTAATTCTAATGAAGCTTTCTTAAGTTCATTACTACCTTCTATATTAGGTAGTAATACTCTCTGCCAAGCTTTCGAATCAACCACTTTATAATCCAGGCCTAATTCTTCTAATACTATAATAGTGGCTTCAAAACATCTAGCAGCAGATATACTGGCTTTAAATCTAGTAGGATTAATAAGTGGTCTTTCTAACAGTACAATAGTATCTTTAGGTATGTTCCAATTAACTAATAGTATTCTAAGAGCTGGAACATCCACTCTAGTTATATGTTGTTCCTCTTTCTGGTAGTTTATAGTACTTTTAGTAGGGAACTTTTCGTATCTAACCAAATCATTAGGTCCAAACATAGCGATACCTGTGCTGCCTGTACCATTATCTAAGCTGAGAATGTAGTCTGACATAATTGATTAATATGCCAGACTACACACTAATGTCAATATCTAACTAGCTTCATTTCAAAACTGTTATTATACAAATTCATATTGTCATCTAATACTAGATATTTACTCAAGATTTCTGGAGGGTATAATGAGACATCCCACCTCTTATTAGTATTAAGGAACTTATAGAAGTTAGCACCAAAAGCAATATTAGCGTAATTCTGGACACTATCTAACCAAGCAGCAAGTTTATCATAAGCTATGGTTTTAGGGTTCTTAGCAGCAAAACCAACATTCATGTAAGGTAATAGAACGAAGTAATCAATTTTGCCGTTATATTCATTATAGAGTGTAATTAACCTATCTACTGAATCTTCATCTGATACTATAAAATGAATATTAACCTTAAGTTTACACTTAATAGCCAAATCCAACGCTTTCCTCCAATCATCTTCTAAATGAGGGTGTAGAGTTATTGCTACTCCACCACAATGTTCTCTAGTCTTGTTAACTACATTTTCATCAAATAGAACTCCGTTAGTAGTATAGTTAGGAACAATATCCAAACTTTTTAGCAACTTCATTGCATCCCAGAATTCAGGATGCTCTAATGGTTCTTGCTGCCCACCAACAGCTACCTGGAAACAACGTTGGTTCTCTGTCATTGAACCAAAATACTTCTCAATCTTGCCTACTATATTAGAATAGTGCTTACCTTTAGGATTTCCTTTAGCATAACACCATGGACATTTTCCAGTTACACACTTATCACCAAAACTAAGGTCATAGAATTCTGGATATCGTAATTCTGTGATTGGTTTAGAAGGATTAAGCGGTATTCTTAATGTTTTACCATCAAAGAATACCGCACTATAATTCGCTTCTTTTTCAATTCTTCTTTTTATTTTTAACATGTTTAATCATCCATCGTAGCGAGCTTCCATACAAAATAGACTAGTTAAGCTACTTAATATTTCAGCTGCTTGTTTAGCTGCCAAAGTGTTAATCTTGGCTTTTACAGTTATATGTATATCTCTATATGCATCTGCTTCAAGTTCCATGTCAAAAAATTCTTCTACTGTCTTTTTAGGTTCACCTTCCTCCTCACCATGATAATAATTCTTATAGAAACTTTCTTTATCTATGGTAATATCAAACAAATCCTCACACTTAAACGTACTACCAGCCACAGTTAAAATATTATCAACTAGTTTGGTAATTGATTCTATTGTCTTCTGTGTAGCTTGAATGTAGATTTCTGTGCTACTATTCGTAATTAGATCAACGAAACTATGTACTGTAATCTTTAATGTATTTATCATGTATTTAACCTATGTGATATCGTCTAGCTGAAAAATATTCAGCTATTTGTTCAAACAATGAATAAGGAATGGTGTTATCATTAGCTGAATAGATTAGAATTTGACCTTTATGGATAGAAAATTCATATCCGTTAACCAAAGTAAAGAAGTCAAATAACTCAGCCAATTCTTTGGGTATTTTATCCTCGTTAGCTTCAGCTTCACTTACTATTCTATGAAGCCCAACAAACTTACCTCCTTGCTCTTTTAAGTGATCTTCTTTAGCTTTATCTGCCCAAGTATTCACTAAATCAATATACTGCTCAGCCTTGTTTAATTTAAGGAATTCAATAAACAAATCAACTTCAGTTCCTAATGTTTCTACACCTACCTGAGTCCAAATTCTATTCTCTTGTTTCCAATAATCTCGATTTTCTTCTTCCCGTTTTTTCTGTTCTTCCTTTGTCTCATCCTCCTCATACTTACGACGATTTACAATGGCAGGATGTTCTTTTCTCAGCTTATTTTCTTCAATTTCAGCTTGGATATAAGAATCGGGCCTTTGCCTTTGTGAAACATATTTATAATTATCGTCTTCCCAATGATAATTATGATAATTAGCTACTACATCTTTAGAGAATAACTCCTTATCATATGTATATTTGGCTATTTCCACTGGCTTAAATACTTCGGAAAAAACATACTGATTAGGAGTATCCAGCATCTCATTATGGTTTAGGAGGAGCTTCTTTAAAAGCTCCTCGACCATTTCAACTGATTTCTTAGTACTACACACGAATAGCTCGGTACTACTATTTGTGATAAGGTCTACAAAACTATGGGGTGTTATTATCAGGAGTTGTTGTTTCATTTTCGTTTTGATGTTCAATTATTTTTGTGGCCTCACTTATGTTTGGAGGAGATTCAGTTTTAGTCATGGTTTGTAACGGATTAAAGACTACTGACATCTGTTGCTCAAATGGCATGCTACTAATTCTGACTACTTTCTCAAATGTAGTTGTACTTGAGTTTGCAGTCTGTTCAGCTGTCTTAGGTACTTTAACTTCAACATTTGTAAGCACTGCAATATGAGACTTGACTGGCTCAATAGGTTCCTCTACTTTGATCTTCTTTCTTACCAGCTTAGCTTTAGTCTTGGATTTTATCTTAGTCTTTACCTTAGCCTTGACTGGTTTGACAATTGGTTTGACAATTCGTTTAACTACTTTAGATTTCTTGATTAATTTCTTCATAATGATTTCTCTTCATCTTTCTTCTTCTTACGTTTAGTAAGTCTTTCAGCTTCAACTTCTTCCACTACTGCTTGAGGTGGAAGAGGTCTGATTCCAAAAGCAGTTCTAATAGCCTCCTTAGCTTGTGTACTATGGGCTATCATATACCCTAAATCCCTATCATAATAACTTTCTTCAGTACTGAGAGGTTTTTCCGTACCATCTTTATCAATATAAGTCATTCCAGGTATGTTCCATGAGTACCTAGGACCTTTAGCAGTAACCAAGTCTTTATAACTTTTAGCTAATGTTTCAGATACTAATGGAGAATACCAATCAATACCACCCTCAATATATAGATCGAATCTAATTCTTTGGGTATTGCCTTCCCTCCCTAACTTATTTCTAGTACAGGTTATTTGATGAATGGAGCCAAATTTCCGCTCAGGACCATCATCTTTTCCTTCAGCAGTCAAATCCTTAATCTTTTCCATTTTAATTTGATATGTACTGCTAAATCTAGGTGCTTCTCCACCCATCATACTCTCAGCTTCACCACCAAACGGAGTAAATCCACCTACCGCTTTCTTTAACTGGTTCAATGCCAGAAACACACAACGCTCATTTGCTAAAGGATGTTCCATCTCTCGATAAAACCTACTTAGCAGTCTAGCATGTGCTCCTGGCATTGTATCAGTTACATTATTAGAGGTGTCTTGCTCATATTCAGTTGTACTACCAGCAATACTATCTAAACAAATCAAAATAGGCATCTGTCCATCCGGATCTAGCTTACTTAAATTCCTAATAAATGATTCAGCTATACTTAATGCTTCTTCCAATGTCTGAGGATGAATTAACATTACACTATCCAAATCCACACCCTGGCTCTTAGCGTAATCCAAGTCAATGGCATTTTCAGTCTCAAGCCAGATTACTTTGCCATTATTCTTTTGAAATATCTTGGCAATTTCATAGAATAAGGAAGTCTTGGAAGAACTCTTTTTACCATATACTAGATAAAATCTGCCGTAAGCTAAAAACCTTCTATCTAATATATATTCTAGAGCCGGATTATCTACTATTAATCCAATAGCTGGCTTTTCTTCACTAGCTAGAATAAACTTGGCATTGGTGTCTTTAAACTTCTTCTTAAACTGATGTTCTGTAGCTTCCAGCAATTTCTGGAATATTTCGTCGTTATTTGTAGGCATAATAAAAGGGAGCACTAATTAATATTAGTGCTCCCAGAGTTACTTATTTAACTTTATTCTTCAAGAATTCCTGCGCCCGTTTCAAAACATCACTATTACTAGCTACTGGTTCTGAAGCTTTAGGCTCAGTATTAGCTTTTGGAATACTTACAGTTGGTGCCACAGTTTTAGCTGTGTTAGACCTTGGTATGGAAGCTACCGGATTCTCATATACTGGAGGTACTTCTGACCTAACATCTACTTCTGGAGTTTCAGGAGTAGATGTAAATTCAGGAGTGAGACCATCTGAATAACCTTCCAAGCCCTTTCTAAATATATCCACAGGTACAAGACTCTTAAGCTCATCAATAAGCGCTTGTTTATCAGGATATGCAATAACTTCATCCAGATTATACAAATAATCAGTATCTGCCAATTCACGAGGCAAAGGATAAGTCTTTTGCGTCTGAATAGCTATTTTCCACGGTTGACCCTTCACTTTCAAGTCTAGCTTGATATTGATTGGAACAGCATGCTCATAGTCAGTAATATCTAGATTTGGTGAACCATCTGCCTGCTTCCCTCTCACATGTTCATCAATCACACTAGCACCACCAGATTGAGGCAAATCCAAAACATGAACACCAGCGCCATAATCATTGAAGATAGCAGCATTATACAGCACTCTCCAAGCAGTCCTACCCCAAACTGGATAAATCCATTTCTTTCTGCCATCTTCCTCGATCTCCCTACTCTTAGCCATATCAGGAGCAAATTGCAGCACTTTATTTGCAAAATACTCAATTGGACAGTTAGGCTGGATAGCAAATTTCTTTTTATACATGCTCACCCCGTAATTATCACGAATCTTAACCGGTTTATACCACACACCATTACCAGCACTATCTTCTTTATATGCCCCTAAAAGGAATAGGTAAACACCATTCTCCTTATTCTTAAAATCCACTATCCGGGTATTGGACTTGATATAGGTTGCAGATTTTTGGGTAAGTTCACTACCTTCAAACGCTTTACTTGCACGAATAATTGCCATATTTAATTAGTTATTAGTTATTAGTTTATTGTCATTGTTTATATTTTAGTTTTGAAGGGTTGGTATAGATTATATGCCAACCCTCGCTTTAATTTTCGTATCTCATATTACAAAAGAAGAACAACAGGGTCAAGCTGTAATTCATCTCTAATATAATTGAGAAAAGTTTGAGTCATCATAGCAGCGATTATTTGAGGAGTTACATGAGAAGTTTTATTTTTCTTGTCATATTCCAACAAACATCCAGTACGTTCTTTACTATCATTAATTGCCTTTTCCAATACCGTTCTACTCAATTTAGAGTGATATAGTCCTACCTGTCTAGAACTACATCTTCCATCAATCCACATCAAACTAGGGTGATCGAATCCATACTTGTAGAGTGAAGACCTGAAGGACATGGAATCTACAGCGCTAAAAATAACATCATAGTTCTCAAAATCCTTAACCTCCATAAACCTTTTATTAGGATTTACAAGATTTAAGCACTTTTCAGCCACAATGTCAGCTTTGTATCTACCTATATCATCATCTGTAAAATCTTGATGAAGAAGATTAGAGGCGTCGACGATATCGATATCGAAGGTATCAACTGTACAACCACTAAAGTCAAATTGATTACGTTTAGCTCCATAATCAAACAAGAATCTAGTTAAAAAAGCCCCAATTCCGCCTTGTCCTGCAATTCCTATCCTATCTATTTTTACTTTAGATTTCATTTAGATTTATCAGATTTTACAAGCCCTCTTATTTCAATTATCTGGTCCAATTCAACTGAGGCATCAATTATATACGCATCTAAAAGAAAAACTGCTACGGTTGGATCACCTAGAAACCATGGATCATTATATTCAACTATAATTCCATCAACAGGTTCTTCTTCATCCTCATATTTAACAGTACAAAAATGCCCAACTGATGAAGGATCTATTTCTATAACAGGTTTAGTTTCAGTATTAGTTTCAGGTTTAGTTTCAGTATTAGTTTCAGTATTCATAAATTTTCAGATTCAATCCATTTTTCAATTTTATTATCTCCTTTAAAGCCATTAAAGTTACTTACATTAGTAAAAATCCACTTACTATCAGAACCATCTTTAACATAGTTTGGGTTATAATCAAATCTATTCAACTCTCTATCAGGAGCATAGATAAAGTTAACCGGGAAATTAGTGAACAATTTTGAGACATCAGTATTGCTAGGTAATGCTCGCATACCTAAAGGATGAGTATGATAACTAGCAAAGACAGTCCAGGTATCATCAAATGTTCTAGCTGCAACCTTATTATTAAATTCACTTGTTTCAGCTATATACAAACCTTTAGCGGCATGCGTACCGGTTAAGGCATTAGTAACTGGTACAAATTCATAGTTATCCACACCAACTTCTTTTAATATAAATCCACCTTGTTCTTCTAATAAATCATCATCATATTTGGATATGGCATGTAAAAGGCACAGGTTTAGAGATGCTAATGATTTCTTCTTCATATTCTTTTACTCTTGAAATGATTTCCTTTTTTAGGTCGTCAGAATTTTGTGTTTGCCATTGATCAGAATGTTCAATTATTAGTTTAAAACACTTTGAAACTACTTCTAGTTCATATAGTTTTCTATTCAATCTTATGGAGTCTGGTTCCCTTTCTGACGCTGCTAACTTAAGTGGATTTACTATTGGAGGAACTCCCCAAAATAATTCACCTGGTTCATCTATTGGTTTTAATAGATAAATAGCATGCTTTACTTCTGAAGGCTGGTTTTCCCAGTCTTCAGAA